TCAATGCTAATCGATGTTTTAAATTTAAGATCGAAATCTTTTATTTCTACAACGCCAAAACGTTCGGGATCTTTTACTTTAGTTGCAAACACAACAGGATTTTTTGTTTTGTTTGCTTTTCTTAATTCGCCTGTTAAACCTGCACCATAAAAGAAGTTATCACCAAGAATTAAACAAGTTCTATCGAATCCTGTTTTAAATCCTTTTCTATCTCTCATGTCATACCAATCATCAGCGAGAAGTAATGCATCAGCAATTCCTCTCGGTGCAGTTTGAGCTATGAATTTAATATCCACGCCCAATTCTGCTAAATGATTTTGATCGAATAATCTTTTGAATACATCATATTCACTTGGTGAAACAATGATGGCAATGTCTTTGATGCCAGCAAGCATCAAAGTTGACAATGGATAATAGATTAATGGTTTATCGTATATTGGCAGCAGTTGTTTTGTTACACCCAAAGTAGTTGGATAAAGTCTAGACGACTTTCCTGCTGCTAGAATTATTCCCAATGTTTTCATAAATTTCTCAATTTGTAAAAATCAATAGTTTTCATTAGACCTGCATCGAAGTCAGTTTCTGGTGACCAGTTAAGCTCATTCACGATCTTACTATTATCTATGCTGTATCTAAAATCGTGACCTGGACGATCAGTAACATACTCAATTAATGACTCGGGTTTGCCCATTAATTTGAGTATCTTCTTTGCGAGGTCTATATTTGAAATCTCGTTATTACCACCAATGTTGTACTTCTCACCGATTTTACCTTTGCTTAAAACTTTACAAATAGCTTTACAGTGATCGTCAACATATAACCAATCTCGAACATTCATTCCGTTTCCATAAACTGGAATCTTTTCGTTCTTCAACGCTTTACTTATAACGGTTGGAATAAACTTTTCTGGATGTTGATATGGTCCATAATTGTTAGAACAGTTTGTAATAATTACAGGAAGTTTATATGTGTTACGATATGCCATTACAAAGTGATCAGAAGCCGCTTTGGAGGCTGAGTAAGGTGATCGAGGGTCATACCTAGTCTCCTCGGTGAAAGACCCCTCTGGACCCTCTAGAGAGCCGTAAACCTCATCCGTAGAGACGTGTATGAACTTGAATTTTTTATCGAGAATATCAATGTTATCTTTTACAATATCTAATAGATTTACAGTACCTAATACGTTAGTTGTAACGAAAGGCATAGAACTTTTTATAGAATTATCAACATGGGATTCTGCTGCGAAATTTATAACTGCTCTGATATTATTGTTCACCATAAACTTAGTGAGCAATTGTCTATCGCAAATGTCACCCACTATGAGCATAGTTTGTTTATTGATGTGGATGTTATCAGGATAACAAGCAGCATATGTCATCTTGTCGACATTATATACTTTTTCTTTATACTTTTTAGTAAAGTATCTTATAAAATTGCTGCCGATAAATCCGCAGCCACCAGTCACTAATATTGCCATAAATTACTTCTTTTTGTTTTTTGCGTTAAGTGCCTTTTTAGCAGCCATTAATACATCTGATGCATATTCAGCTAACAATGCATAATCAGTAGATGGCGCACTAATCATTCTTCCCATTTCCCTAACTCTTTTTCTGATAACATTATCAGGTTTATAGAAATAGTTATTTACAATGTTTGAAGGTGTAATCAAACTCAAAAGATTTGTAACATTGAGTGCAGAATTCTTTCTTGAAAAAGATTTCTTCACTGCAGTTCGTTTTACATTATCGTTTGAACTTGTCTTCATTAAACTTTCAATCCACTGAATTTAGATTTACTATCGCGTCTTGGTTCTGGAGAATCAAACTCTTGACCTGAATCGGCAATCTTTTGTTGTGCGCCTTGTTCAATATCATAAAGTCTCATCTTTGAACGGTCAACACCAATCGCGAACCTTTTATTTAGCGTCGGGTCATTATAACGATTCTTTAACTGCTTGACCATAATCTGACCAAGACTTTCCAGTTCTTCGCTTGTAACCAACGCAAACATCATATCCGCAGTTGCTGGCAAACCAAATGACTCTGAAGTATCCTCAAGACCTGGATCTGTATTAGTGTAACCAGATCGAGTCGTTTGAGTTGCTGAAACAACAGGAACGCCAAACTCAACAGCAAGACCACGCAGTTCTTCAGCGATAGCTTTAATGTATGAATATGAGTTAACATTAGCACCATGTTTCAAACGAGCTGAAGCACAGATGTTCAAATAGTCAATAAAGATAATGTCTGGTTTGAAGTTCTTTTTCAAAGACAAGTCATTAATCAAATTACGAAAGTGAATCGTTGAAGCCGAGGCAGTTGGATATTCCTCAATGATTAGTTTACCTTTAATGCTTTCCTTCAAACGAGAAATCTTACGATCATACATGTCTTTAGGAAGATTAGAAAGATCGTCAAGTTTTACATTAAGTAGATTGGCGTCAATACGTTCCGCAATCTTTTCCTTAGCCATTTCCATAGTTATGTAGAGAACGTTATAATTCTGAGACAAACTAGAAGCGGCAACGTGACACATGAACAATGACTTACCGACACCTGTATTGTGTGAAGAAACACCATTAGTGTAATATCTATGATTCTCGTGGTTCACATTAATATCAACAATCGGGATTTTTAAACCAGTCTTAGAAACTCTACCAATAGAGAATCCAGAAACTGTATTGAATTCTTCTACACCAATCTCACAAAGATCTTTTGCATATTTCCAACCAGATGCGGTCTCAAATAGATGATTTTCGTTAACGCGAACTTCAGTTCCATCATCCATCGTCAACTTGTATTCTTCCCATTCACCTTTATCGATAAAGAAATTCACACCAACCCATCCATCAGGCGAATCAACTTCGACTTCATATCCTTGATTCAGAAGAGTTTGAATTTCAGAAATTGAAGTTTCTTTAGTTTCCCACATAAAATTCCTCACAAATCATATAAATAAAAAGGATTTACTGTTTCTTCCTGAATCTGATTCTAACTCTCGTTTCTGGATGGACGCATCCAGCCAGTGCGATGTTCAATGTTTTAATCGGCAAACCACCTTTGGTGATTCGATTAAAATAATCTAGATCAAAAGGAATACGTTTTTCAGTCTTATGATAAAACTCATAACGAGAATCTGAATCTTCCAAGTAATCGTGACCGATGTTTGGATCAAATGAAACTGATAAGGCATCGGATAGGATTTTAGGAATCGCACCCTTAGTCTTATCAGTTTTAGTTTTGCCATCTAGAATCTGAATCGATTCTAGAATGGCATTATGGATTGCTTTCTCTTGACAGAACTTCTCAGTTTCAACCATCAACCAGTCATTTGGAGTAGATTCTAAATCTTTCTGAACCTCATCGATCAGTTCAGAACATTTCTTAAAATCTTCTTCATATAGATTTTCTCTATTGTTTAGAGAAATCTGGATTGCTTCATGAGTGGGAATCTGGTTGTACTGGAGGACGTACTTTTGTACCTCTTCGAACAGGACTCTTTCGCTTCTTTCCTGAAGATACTCGCTTTTTAGATACGGAAGAATTTTTCTTACGAACGGTTCGTTGAGGAACAGGTTCTTCAATATAATCTTCTCTAATTTCTTCATTCAAATTCTCCAACGCAAACTTTTCAGCTTGAGCTTTTACAGCTTCATCAATTATCAATAACAAAATGTCACTTACTATTTTAGTAAACTTTTTATCATTTAGCAAATTATTTTCACCAACATTTATAAAAAGTTCATATGAAGCATTTGCGCCTTTATGACCCAAATCATCACCAATTGTAATTGGACCATAAGAATACACAACACCCTTATATGGTCCAGCGAGCAATTCTACTTTTAAAATAGAAAGAAGTTCATCGCTGGGAGGAGTAGAGATCTTGAAGTATTTGTCTCTTTTATATTTTCTCTCACGATTCCATCTTTGGTATTTGTCAATAATTGGTTGTAATAGCTTACTCATCGTCACTCTCCGTTTCTTCATCTTTGAAAATAGAACCAGTGTTTTGCTGATAAGTCTTAGCAATCCATTCTTTGAATGTTTCATCTGCTAGAATTGGTTCCCAGAACTCTTTACTGTCTGTATCAGCAATACGATATTTCTTATCTTCAACTTCACCAGTTTCGGTGTTCACTCGAGAATACCAACCATTGCTTGGTTTTACAACGTGACCTGATTCAAGAGCCATTTCTAACAAGCCAGACCACTTACTGATGCCGCCTTCAAAGGTTACAGTCACAGGAATCTTTGCTTTCTCTCTAACATAACGTGACTTCTCAACGTTGATAATAAAGTTATAACCTACAATCTCTGTACCTTCTTTCTCTTGCTGACGACCGAGAATATAAATGTTATCAGCTGAGTAATATGAGCCTGTGTTATGGGTGACAACACCATTTTCTAAAACATAATGTTCTGCTTCCTTTACAGAAAGATCATAAACTTTTCTTTTGCCGACCGAAGTAATACTTTTAATTTTCATAATTTCCTCGTATTCTACTGACAATACCTCCATATCAACTGTCATATTTTTAGCCTCAATCCAATCCGCGCCGCTACCATTATCTCTTACATATGGAATAAGGAATTTATGTTTATCTGAACATATAACTTTATGCCCATCATCAAACTCAATTTCATAACATTCAGGTTCACCATCATCTAGAGTTTCTGGATTCCAGATAGCAGTAACTTCCTGCGGACCATTTAGTGTTTTAACTAAATCGCCAACAACGAAATCTTCAACACTCTTACAAGTTCCATCAGCAAGTTGAATCTTTGTTCCAGCAATTACACAACCACCACCAACAATTGCTTTCGGGAACATACCAATTTCCATATAGGTATGGTTCACAACAACCATCGGAATATCTTTCAAAGTCAAGTGTGGTGTAACCATACGGAACAATGACTTGATTTGTTTAGCACGAGTCATATCTGCTGCTGACTTTTGCTCAAGAGCATCTTCAACTTCTTTCTTTGAAGCCAAGTTACCGATTGAGTCAATGACAATCATCACACGCTCGCCGCGATTAATCTCACGCAACTGAGCCATAATATCAAACTTCAACTGTTCAATATCTGTAATTGGAGTATGGACAACTCGATCGGTATCAATTCCGAAACTGTTAAAGTAGTTTTGCGGAGTACCGAACTCTGAGTCATAAAACAAAATTACAGCGTCTTCATATTTGTCTTGATATGCTTTAGCCATCAACAAACTGAATGCAGTTTTAAAATGCTTTGATGGACCAGCCCACATTGTAAGACCTGGAGTTAGACCACCGTCTAATTTTCCAGACAATGCAATATTAACCACAGGAATCTTTGTTGGGATCATATCCTTATCAACAAAGAGCTTTGACTTTGAAAGAATAGCCGAATCTTTGATTGTGGTATTCTTTTTGATTTTATCTAATAAACTCATTTACTTTTCCTCATTTAAAGAAATCTTCAAGTGTGTTACTTCGTTCAGCTTTCCAATTAATCGCATCAAGAACTGCCTTCAACGGTTCAATAAATGCCTTATCAAACATTGTATTATAATCGATATACTTCTCTAAGTCAAATTCTTTTGGGATAGTTCCCATAAAAGAAATTACATCAGACTGAATTGTATTTGGTTGTTTCAGATAAACATATTTGATTTTCTCACCATCTTTAATCTGCTCATACTGCTTAACCAAACCTAACTTAATTAATTGATTATTATACAACAAAGATCCTCTCACATGAATCGGAGTCTTTGATGCAAAAATTGTTTTGTTATCGCTATATTTTTCAAGACCGTTCACGCCTCTAGGGAATGAAATTTGATCAACAGGCAATTTCGAAAACTCTTCTCGGAATGTTTCGATGAAATCATAAAGCGCATTTTGATCTTTGCTTAAGATGACCTCAAATGCTTCTTTAATCTTATCGCGGCAAGCTGATGGAGTTGACGATTTAATCGCAGCCAGACCCATAATTTTCATTTTAGGTTTGGCATATTCAACGCCTTCGTTATTGTAAACATTGAGAAGATAGTTTTTCTTGGCTGTCCAGATTGCCTTGTCAGCCAACGCTTCGCGCTTCATTTTCATTTTCTGCGCATAAGCATTCATATAATCAGCCAACTCTTGATAACACTGATCAATGAATGGTTGAATACGGTCTTCACAGAATTTGTCGAGCATTCGAATAGTGCGCTTAGGATCAGAAGTATCTTTGATATATTTGTCAACTAACCCACCCAGATTCAAGTAGATTGAGTCTGTATCCGAAGCAATAACATAATCAACTTCACGAGTCCCAAGCATACTATTCAAATGCCCATTTAGTTTTCTTTCAATCCAACGAATAGCAAGTTGACCTGATAGAGTAATCGCTTCCGCAATCCGAATATCAAAGAAGCGGAAGTATTCGTTACCGATAGCACCGTAAGCTGAGTTCAATGTAACTTTCATGGCTAACTGGATATTATTGAAGCGAGCAATCTGTTTATCAAGTTCATTCTTTTCAGATTCGCTTACAGCTTTTTCTTTTCGCTTACGAGCTTCAATTGCCTTAGACTTATACAGGGCGCGATCTTCATACATCGTTTCCATAATCTCAGGCAAGAATCCTTGCTTTTGAATACTGAACAACTGAGCATTAGGAGTCAACGCAACTTTATGTTGTTTTAGAATGCTGGTATCAATCTCTTGCCTCAAGAGATTATCAACATTAATATTTGGTCCATTTTCGGCAAAGAACTTTCTCAGTTCAGCATTTAACATATCAGGTTCAATCAACGTCTCAGGTGATAGATTGTACATCATGATAAGGTGCGGATACAGACTGTTTAAATCGAATGACGCGACCCAGTTATGGAATCCTATGATTGGATTCTTCACAAACGCACCAGCATACTGAG